GCAGATTATGTATCGAATAGATACAAGTTATATGCTAAAAAAATGAGTAAAGAAAACCATGATAATAATATTGGAATGCATTATGAGATTATTTTAAAACAAGGAAGTGACGCTATTCAAAAAGAAATAGATGAGATTAAGTTAAAGGCAGTTAGAGTAAAAATATGAATATAAATCAAATACTTAGATCTGGTAAATATGCTGGATATACTATTGGAGAAATATACGCTAAAGATCGAAGGTACATTAACTGGGTTTTAGAAAACAGACCTGAAATGCTCAAAAGCCATGCAAAAAAACCTAAAGAAACTACATATAAAAAACCGACATACGTAGATCCACCCGATATTCCTAAAGAGAACGTTATCAAAGGAATTTCTCCTAATGAAGCCTTTGGATTATAATTATTTTTAAAATAAATGCACAAATATTTTTTTATGTCGTTTATTTTGCTTATATTAGTACTATAATTAAAACCATATAATATGTACGAAGACGAATTTGAAGATTTTAACTCAGAAGAACATGACGATTTTATGCCATCTGAGATGGATGAACATCTAGAGCTTTTAAAGGATAAATTAGCTCGTGCTAACTATAATGCTATAGTTAACCAAGGAGTCGATCCTGAAACTACAAACAATATTGATATAATTCAAAAGCTTATTCAAGAAACTATGCAATATTTTGAAGATCTTGAAGAATACGAAAAATGTGCAGGATTAAAAAAAGTACTAGACACATTAGAAGAACACGTTAGTATTTAATGGATATATAATATAATATTAAAATATTAAGCATGGAAGAAAAACAATTAGAAAGAATAGCTAATTCACTAGAAGAAATAGTTATACTTATGAAGAATAAGCAAAAAAGAGAAATAAACGAAACTCTTCGTAAAAATAAAAACTCTAAGCCTAGCAAATCTAGTAAAAACATTTAGAGATGGATCCTTATAGTGTACTTGGTGTAGATAAAAAATCTTCACAGGACGACATAAAAAAGGCTTATAGAAAATTAGCAAAGAAACATCATCCTGATAAAAATAATGGTGATGATTCCAGATTCAAAGAAATTGCAGATGCTTATGAAACTTTAGGAGATTCTAAAAAAAGAAAAGAATATGATTCTATTAATTCTTTTTCTAATTCTGGCTTTTCAGACATTTTCAGTAAATTTAACGGTGATTTCTCAAGTATGTTTGACAATGCGTTCGGACAGCAGGCTAAAGGAAATGATGTTACTATTAGAATAAGATTATCTCTATTAGAAGTTTATCATGGTACTACTAAATATGTAGAGACTTCAAACCAACAATTCAATATTAAAATTCCAAAAGGCGTTCATGAAAACGCTAAATTAAGAGTTAAAGGAAAAGGAATGCCACACCCTGTTAATTCTTCCGCACCGTCTGGAGATGCTATTATAATAATAAACATAATGCCTGATCCTAATATAATAGTTACTAATGGAGATATATGGTTAGATTATGAACTTCCATTTTATGATTTATTATTAGGAGGTGTTTTTGAAATCAATACAGGGTTTAATGATGTTAAAATTAAAGTTCCAAAAAATTCTCAAGAAAATAAAGTTTTAAGAATAAAGGGCATGGGATTTCCGATATATAATACTAATCAGTATGGTAATTTGATGATTAAGCTAAGATCTTCAAAAATAACAATGACTGATGAGCAATTAGAACATATTAAAAAAATTAAAGAATTAAATAATGGATAGTTTAGAAGATTTTCCAGATTTTTCAGAAGAAAGCAACTGCAACCTTGAGAGTTTACAAGAAAATTCAAAGGTTACTATGATGAATATGATCTATAACGCGATTATGAGTAATGAAGATAGAGCAATAGGAAGTGATACTTCTCCAAGCGAAAAAGTAGAAGCTCTTAATAATATAATAGATTTTTTCGTAAGCTGTGAAGAATATGAAAAGTGTTCTAATATTAAAAAAATCATCGATAAAATACAATGCTAAAGATAGAGGTTAAAAAAGGAAATATCGAACAAGCTCTTAAATCTTATAAATATAAGGTAAACAGAACTAAGCAAAGACAAGCAATCAACGAAAAGAAAGAATATACAAAACCATCTGTCACCAAACGCAGAAAAATTCAAAAAGCAAAGTATATTCAAAAGAAATCTGAAGACAATTCTTAGCAGCTTTAGATTATAATATCATTATATTTTTTTTACTGGATTGGAACGTTTCTCAACCGTTCCGGGTATATATAAAAAGTAAAGTATTACATAATACATTACGTTAAAAACATTAACAAGAAATGAAAGATATATTAGGAGAAGATAGAGACTCTTTAATGAGATCTTCTTATTATACCATTACTAGAAATTTTACAAAGACCGTAAATAGGTTTATTGTATTTAAAGAAGGTAATGACATTATTGAAATACCACATGGTATCGGGCAAAGATCTGATTTCATAGACATTCTTGTTGAATACTTCGAAAAACTTGAAGAATATGAAAAGTGTGATAAGCTAATGAAATTAAGAGAACTTGTTATGATGGCAGGTAACTAAAAATAAAATAAAATATGAGCAATAATTCTGACAATAAAAATAGTAGGGTAAATAGAAACAAAATAAATGTTAAACCTGAAAATATCAGAGTGCAATTAAGACAATCACAACAAAAATACGTTCAAAAAATATTAGAGAACGACATAACATTCTGCCAAGGGCCAGCAGGAACTTCAAAAACATTCACGGCCTGTTATGCTGCATTAAAGCTATTTGCAGATAAAAAAATTAAAAACATAATTCTTTGTAAACCAATACAAGAAGCTGGTGAAAAATTAGGATTTTTACCAGGGGATGTTAGCGATAAAATAGATCCATACATGCAATCTTATATAACTAATCTAAATAAGATTATAGGACACGCAACAACAGAACAATTAGTAGAATCTGAAATTATACAATTTAGACCAATGGCCTTTATGAGAGGAGATACGTTTGACGATTCTTTAATGATTTTAGATGAAGCCCAGAACGCGACCTTTAAGCAGTTAATGTTATTCGTTACGAGAATGGGTAAAGGATCTAAGGTTATTGTTACTGGTGATGTTAGTCAATATGATATTGCAAAAAACAATATAGGTTTAGAAAAATTCACTGACTTGATGGAAGGTATTAAAGGTATTGGAAATCATATTTTCACAGAAAAAGATATAGTACGTGCAAAAATATTAAAGGACGTTGTAAAGAGATACGACAAGTGGAAATTAGAAAATGAGTAGAAACAAATGATAAATCTTTAGTATAATACCTAAAGGTTTTAATATGTCAACACAAATTTTACTTAAAGGTTCTTATAATAACGACTCCAGTATTTTAGAGGTAGGAATCGACGAAGCAGGTAGAGGAGCACTTGCAGGACCAGTCACAGTTTCTGCAGTTATAATGCCACATGGATTTTCACATCCTTTAATTAAAGATTCTAAATTACTTAATGAGTCTCAGCGCAAAGAAGCTAGAGAAATAGTTATAGAAACAGCTATAGCGTATTCAGTTGTACATATTGATATTAATCAAATAGAAAATACAAATATTCTTAGAGCAACTTTAAAAGGAATGAACGACTCTTTATTTGAATTAAATAAAAATTCAAATGATTTTGATTTTATATTAGTAGATGGCGATCAATTCCACGGATATGAAGGTATACCATTTAAAACAATAGTGGGTGGAGATAATAAATATACATCAATCGCTGCAGCATCAATATTGGCTAAAACTGGAAGAGATGCATTAATGAAAAAACTTAGCGAAATAGAAGAGTTCGAACAGTATGGTTGGAATTCAAATAAAGGATATGGAACAAAACAACATATTACTGCGATCAAAGAAGGAGGACCAACAGAACATCACAGGCCTAGTTTTATTTCTCATATATTAACAACCACAGGACAATTATTCTAATGCGTAATTTAATTATCGGGACCCTTCTTTTTACATTAGGGCAATCATTGATTTGGATTCAAACAAACGGACAGTTTATTTGGCCATGGTTTAAGAAAAATCCATGGTTAATTAGTTTTGGTTTTGGAGGAATTATAAGTTATATTCTAATTAGAGCCACTGCGTTTGTTGCTTCATATTATGAAGGACTATTATGGCCAGGTAGATTTATAGGTTTTTCAACCGGTATTTTTATATTTACTTTTATGACTTATTATTTTATGAAAGAAGGAATAAATATTAAAACAGCTATTTCCTTAGTGTTAGCATTTGCTTTAATAAGTGTACAGCTTTTCTGGAAATAAATTGTTAATAACTTTTGAAAATAAATTCCCAAACATTTTTTTGTTTGGGTTTTTTTGTTTATATTAGTAGTATAATTAAAACAGATAAAGTTATGATTAGATCAAAAAAAACTAAATCCGAAATTGTAATCGACCTGACAGGTCCAGATGGAAATGCATTTGCCCTTATGGGTTATGCTAAAAGTTTTGGTAAGCAAGTTGGTATGAGTGAGTCTTATATCAAGGATATGTTAGATAGAATGATGAGTTCAGATTATGAAAACTTAATTAAGGTTTTTGATGATGAATTTGGTTCTGTTGTAATTTTAGAAAGATAATTCGAAAAAAATGCATAAAAGTTTTTTTATCCCAACTATTATGCTTATATTTAACTATAACAAAAAAACGTAAAACATGACAAATTTTAAATTCAATGCAAGTGAAATAGTTTGTAACGGAATTACAGGCGGAGCAGCACAGCTTTTAACTCAAGAAAATTATCAAACATTATCAGCCTTTTTGAAAACACATTTTATGATGGCTTCAAAAAAACAAATCTTAGAGGAACTACAAGACTCTGATCAATTACAAGATAATTGGCATATTGGTTCAAGAGTAGAAGACAATGATAAGATTTTAACAAGAATGGCAAGCGGCTTATGGGACTATTCAATTAATATATTTAAAGGAGAAAAACACTTAGCTGAAATGTGGATGAACGCACAGGTAAACAACATGACAGCAAAAGATATTATTACAGTTTTAGAATCTGCTTTAATGGATTGTGCAACAGCAGATCACTGGTATACTTTTGAAAAAGAATATTAAAAAATATGAAATTATCTATGGATGATCGAGTTAATAGGATTATTAACTCTGACAAAATAGTTTATTTAGAAGACATGACTGTACATTCAGTAAACTCTGTAGAAACCGTAGGAAAAGATCTTCTTTTTGTTAACACAGGTTCAGGTCTATTATTTCAAGACACAGATGTAATGACACTCGAGGAAGCATGTGACGCAGAAAGATTCGTAAACAAAATAAAAAAACAATGTAAAATATAATATATGGCACAAGTAAATTTAGGGTACTGTTGTATCAATCTCACATTACAAGAAAAAGAAGGTATCAAAATCGGTAGATCTATGATCAAGCGAACGTTTCAAGCAAAAGGCATCAAATACGCTGGTGAATTAGCTGAAGCAAATGTTCGTGATATGATTGAAATTATTAAATGGAATAAAAAGAAAGGTATCAATATCTATCGTATGTCTAGTTCTATGTTCCCTTGGATGAGTGAGTATGAGCTAACCGATTTACCTAATTGGAAAACAATCAAAAACTTATTAAAAGGCGCAGGTACTCTTGCACAATCATATAATCAAAGAGTTGGTTTTCACCCAGGTCAGTTTTGTGTATTACCAAGCCCTACTCAAAAAGTTGTTGAAACTACAATACGAGAATTAAATCAACATGCATTTATTATGGATACGATGGGACTACCTCAAAACCACACATATTCTATGAATATACATGTAGGTGGTTCATACGGCGATAAAGAATCTGCAAAGCAAAGATTTATAGATAACTTTAAAAGACTTGGTGATTCTGCAAAAGCAAGACTTGTTCTAGAAAACGATGACAAGCCAGCACAGTATTCAGTTCAAGATCTATACGAGATATATGAACAAATAGGTACTCCAATTACTTTTGATTATCACCACCATAGATGCTATGAAGATCCAATGCCTGAAGAAGATGCTCTTCGACTTGCTTCAAAAACTTGGCCAAAAGGAATTCGACAACTATGTCACTATTCATCATCCAAAAAGCTACATGAAGACGCTAGTGTTATTATCAGAGCACATGCTGATTATGTTTATGAAAAGATAGAAACATATAACATGGATCTAGATATTGAACTAGAAGTAAAAGCAAAAGAACTTGCATTAATCAAATATCAAAAAGACTACGAATTAGTCCTAAGTTAAATGAATATATAACCTATGAAGTTTATAAAAACATTTGAAGATTGGAACAATGTTTCACCTGAATTAAAAGCTCACATCGAAGAAGGATTAGATCTTACTAATTCATTCTTTCGTTTAGGAAGTGATGCATATTCTAAATTGTTTGAAGAAGTAAAACAATACTGGGATAAAAACAATATAATATTAAAAGGTCCTTCAGGATGGATGGCTAAAAATTTAGACGTAGGTACTTCAGCATTATATACTCCACGTGGCGGTAAAACTATTAAAGTTAAATTAGACTCTCCAGAAAGAGGAGGTAAAAAGAAATTTATAGTATATAGAGACGGAGGAAGAAAAGATAAAGAAGGAAACATTCTTGCAAAGAAAGTAGAATGGGGAGATCCTAATCTTTCTGTAAAAAACGATGATCCTGGAAAGGCTGCTAGTTTTTGGGCAAGACATGGATGTGATAAAGCAGCTAAAATGGATCCTATGAAAGCAGGATTCTGGGCATGTTATGGGCCTACATTATTTGGAAAACAACTTGGCTTAAAAAGTGATCAACCATGGTAGAAAAAGATTGCAAATGTAAATCATGTAAATGTAAAGACATGACAATGGATGAAATGATATCTATGATAGATGATCAGACATTACCTTTTACAGAGACAATCGTTTCAGAAAATGAAATCATAAGAGAATTTAAAGAAAAATATCCAGACCACTTATATAAATGGCACAGTGATCCTGAAGATAGACTTATTAAAGTATTAGAAGACTCCGATTGGAAATTTCAATATGACAATGAGATACCAACTCCATTACTTACAGGGATTGATATTAAAATACCGAAAGGAACAATTCATAGAATTATACCAGGTAAATCTCAACTAAAAATACTTATAAAAAAGAATTAAAAATCAACAATATAATATAGATATATAATCTAATAATAAAAAACAATAATTTTTAACATATTATGGCAAAATTAAAATCATTTGAACAGTTTTTATCTGAAATGGATAGAACTGAAGAAATTCAACAAGACGTTGTTGAATTAGGAGCTCCAGATGAAAAAGGGTCTGAAGAAGCACAAGCTAAAGCAGAAACTGTACAATCTGAAAGAGACGAAGTTAAGGAATTAACAGAAACTGAAGAAACTGATGTTAAAGAAGGTAACGCCTTTGGAGATGCAGTTAGAAAAGCTAAAGAAGCTGGTGAGAAAGAATTCGAATTCGAAGGAGAAACTTACAAAGTAGAAGAATCTGAAGAGGTTGAAGCTGAAGAGGTTGAAGAAGAAGCAACTGAAGAAGAAGCTGTTGAAGAATCTGAAGAGGTTGAAGCTGAAGAGGTTGAAGAAGAAGCAACTGAAGAAGAAGCTGTTGAAGAATCTGAAGAGGTTGAAGCTGAAGAAGAATCACACAAATCAGTATCTGAAATGTTAACAGAAGTTTATGAGTCTTGTAAAAACGAAGCTAAAGCTTACGAAGACGATGCACATGACGAACACACTGTAGAATCTTATATGAAAGAAAACGCTGCATTAATCGCTGCGTTAGCTGCAAAATCTTTAAAAGAAATGAAAGAAGAATACGCAGTAGAAGCTTATGAAGCTGCTTGTAATTCTATGATAGAGTCTTACACGAATAAAATGAATGAAATGAAAGAATCTGATAGCGCACATGACGCTGAAGAAGCTTAATAACATATAATTTACTCTCTAATAAAGCCTGGATATTTCCAGGCTTTTTTTATTTAGAAACTATTCTACGTTTATTGATATAATATATCAATAAAACAAATAAACATGCCAAGATTACCTATTGAAATAATTTACATGCAAAACGCATATCAGTTTGCAAAGTTAAGTTATGCTGAAAGAAGAAAGGTAGGGTGTATTATCGTAAAAGATCATCAAGTTATTTCTTTCGGATATAATGGAATGCCACATGGATTTAATAATGTGTGTGAAGATGGTAATATAACAAAACCAGCAGTCTTACATGCTGAATCAAATGCAATTATGAAAGTTGCTAAATCAACAATGAGTTGCGAAGGTGCAGAGCTATATACGACAACATGTCCTTGTTTTGGATGTGCAAAGTTAATTATACAAGCTGGTATATCAAAGGTATATTATACAGAAGATTATAGAGATATGAGCGGTGTTGAACTATTACAACAAGCTGGTATTATTGTTGAACAAGTAAATGTTTGGAATTAATGGGATTTAATAAAAGATACGTACCAGAGGTTAAAGAATTAAAAAAGACACTATTAGAGAAAGGATCTAATTGGTTTTATAAAATATATGTAACATCACCAGATGCTCTTATAGGTCCATCTGAATCAATTGAGTTTATTGAAGAATTTCAAAAAAACAATAAAATAAACAAAACCGATTTTAGTGATATAATAATAAATTCATAAAATGGCAGAAGTGAAAGATAATATAGAAAAATACCAATGGAAAAAAGGAGAAAGCTTTGGTAAAATAGTTACAGTTGATCATAGAGATTCTAAGTTTACATATTTTACAGATGGTTCTCAAATTTTTAACAATGTTATTGGTGAGTTTCTAGAGAAAGTAGAAAATGATGTAATTCCATTTCCTACTGTAACCCCATCAATCAAGATAGAAGATAAAGAGCCTGTACCTACGCAGCAAATTTCTGTAGAACAAGAACACCAACCTTCTATTATGGGTAAGATGATTACTAAAATGAGTAAGAAAAATGTAGTTAGTGTTCCTATTCAAATCAATTTAAACATTCCTACACCAGCTCTACATTCTATGTTATCTGAAAGTATGGAAGACGAGGATCTTAATGACGAGATAATGTCAGTTGCCCTTTCTCAAATAGAATTAGATAAATTACAAGAGTACATTAAAGGAAATATTGTAGAATTCTTAAAAGAATACTACTCATAATATAAAAAGTATAAATATACTATAATCAATTAAACATTTATAAAAATGGCAAAAGGATCATCATACGCTAGAAAGCAAAAAAGACAACAATTTAGACAAGCAGGTTTTTTAAAAATAAAAAACATGTTCGGTAGATTTTCAGAGCAAGGAATAGCATGGTATACTAAAATGGCTGAAGACGGAAAAGAATCAGAACGTATAAACGAAAAGAGAAGATTAGACTCAATTGAAGAGCAACTAATGTCTAAATTAAATATATTAAAAGAAACTTGGGAATCTTTCGGATATAACTCTGATGAAATTTCTAAATTAGAAGAAGCATGGACAATAACTGCAATTAAAGATAAAGATACTTATAGAGCTGATAAAAAACAGGCAAATGTATTAAGAAGAGAAGCTCAACAATCTTTAGCAGCTAGAAAAAATGCAGGAAATTAAATTACAACTAGCAGATAATGGCGTAATTAGATCAGTGGTTGATGACAATATTAACGGTGCTGGAGAAACTTACGAATCTACTACAGTATATGAGTTTGATAGTATATCGAACAAAATTAAATTTATTGAAGAACTTTGTATAGACGTTGGTCTAGAATTAGGAAACTCTAAATCTAAAATACAGATACAAATTGATTCAGATTGGGGAGAACATTATAAAGCTTCTCCCTCTGAAATTGATTTTAAAATAAAGAATTTGGAACTCAAAATAAAAGAGTTGCAAGAAAAGAAAAATGGATAGTAATCTAAATATAGAATGTGTTTGGTATAAATCAAAGAGAGATTTCAATAAGTTCGTAAGATCAATTGAAGATCCTCAATTAAGTATCATAGATTATTCTATAATTAAAAATAAACTTATAAAGGCAGATCCTTATAATGAGGAGCCAATAGACTCTATCATAGGTTTAAATATTATCCAATCTTTAAAAAACGCAGTTAATCCTGAAAAGAAACCTATCACAACAGTAGTATACTCGTTTAAAAACTTAAATATAGATACAGTTTCTAATACAAAGGATTTAATAAATTCAATAACTGAAAGAGAAATTAGCTTCGTTTTAAATGTTTTAAACATGGATCAAATACCTTCTAAAGCAATTTTAAGCAAGTTTGATTTTGTCAAGTTTGTAGATAATGGTTAATCATAGACTTTTTAGTAAAGGTGAATATATTCACGCTTTAATTTCAAACACAAGATATTCAAATATAGTTTTTCCGGTAAGGGCAATTATATATGACGTTAAGTTCGATGAGACAATGCCTAAATATCAGATTAGAATAGTTAAGTTCTATGATGACATTAATTTTTTAAAAAGGTATTTCTTCGATATGAACTTTGATAAAAATTTCGATGGAGGTTCAACTAAATTTAGATTTAATAGAGATAAATTTAAAACTAAAGATGAACTTACTAAATATCTAGATGCGAACGCTGAAACCTATTCAATTGTAGTCGATTCAGTTATGTGTACCAAATCATATAACCAGATTTCAGAGTTATATAATAATATTCAAGATTTTTTAATTGAAAAAGAATTAAGAGATTTATATGAAAAAGCCACAAGATCCTCTTATTCTAAAGGCCAATATTATTATGAATCCAAAGGAGTATTTGAAGCTCATCTTAAAAAGTTTTTAGGAGATAGAGCACCTTCCAATAAAAAATACTACGATAAATTACTTTTTAGACCAACAGGACCAGATTACGATAACTTAAAAGCATAGGAATAAATCTGAATATATATAATACTAGTTTAAATAATATTATATAATTACATGCCAGGACTTAATATAAAAGGTGCGACTAATTCGGTTGGAAAGGGAATCAGTAAAGGAATTCAAGGTGGGATAAACTCTATTAAAAGGGCAGCCGGCTTTGACGTTGATTTAGAAAATCCTGACGGGGTTCAATCTCAACTTACTTCTAGAAATACAAATAACTCTTTAAAATCTAATCAAGAATTAGATAATAACTTAAATATCGCAGGAGTATCTGGGGATATTACAGTTGAAAATGTAGGTACTGATGGCTCTAAATTTTATACAAATTTAGAAGAGTCAGTCACTCATACAATTCCTGACGGTTTAGACGGAAAAACGACCGGAGGAGACATTACAATAGGTCCAAGACCATTTTCTTTATTTAGTAAATATTCTTTAGTTGATTTTAGAGGAAGTGTTTTAAACCCAGAAGGTGGTAAAGCCGGTGGTGCAAGTAAGCATTTTAATAAAATTGACCCGAGTGTATTAGCAAATCCAACTGCATCTAAAATTATACAAATGACCGAAGGAATTGCCGATAATTATGGATATGCATATAGTTATTCTGATTTTGCATTAACACGTTATTTTGGTAAAATACCAAATAACATGATGATTACTTTAAGAAGATTTTCATTTCCATGTCCTGATGATATTATATCTCCAAAAAGTATGGGCGGTGAGAGTGTACCTCAACCGGATATTGCTCGAGCTATTACTTGGATGGGAGAATCTACTGGTAATAATCTATCAGATATTATGAAATTTTCACATGGTTTCAATTGGAAAGAAGCTGAGGCTAAAGTCCAAACACTACAATCTCAAACAAAATCGAGATCGGGTACATTTGGAGCTAGAATCGCGGGAGACAGGTTATTATCAGCTGCAGCATCTGCAGCACAGGGTAAAGACGCTTATGAAACGGCATCAGCAGACGCAAATGCAGGGTATGATTCATTTACTAATACATATCCTAATCACGTGTTTGGCCCTATCAATGTAATTAATAAAGTTTTAATGAGAGAACAGGGTATGACATTTAATCAAGAATTTAGTCTTAAGTTTGAATATGAGCTAAGAGATCTTGGAGGATCAAATCCTAAAATTTTAATGATGGATCAACTTGCAAACATATTGGCTCTTACATATAATAATGCTCCTTTTTGGGGTGGGGCCGTTAGATATATTGGAGATGGATCAATTACTAAACCGCTAGGTGATATTGAAAAAATAAGAAATGGAGATTTTGGAGGTTTTATGCAGACTGTTCTTCAAGATATTACAAAGAGTGGGAGAGGAGCTAGTCTGACTCAAATGTTTGACAATGTAAAAGATGGTTTAAAAAAGAATGGAATTGGTAAAGTTTTTGGAAATTTATTAGGAGGTGGTTTAATGAAAATGTTTAATACTCCACAGGGAGGACAAGCAGTTCAGTCTCTTTTAACTGGTGATTCAACTGGACAATGGCATGTTACTATTGGTAATCCATTAAATCCTATTGCGGTTATGGGTAATATGGCATGTACTGATACTGAAGTGAATTTCGAAGGAGCTATGGGACCTAATGATTTCCCGGAAAGAATGGTAGTAATTGTTAAATTAAAACCAGCAAGACCAAGAGATAAAGCTGAAATTGAATCAATGTTTAACCTGGGTCGTGGTAGATTCTACATACAACCATCAGACTCAGTAGATATTAATGCAGTAACAGATGTAGATGCTTATGGTAAAACCAAAGGCAAAAACTCGAATATTGTTAAAGAATTGAGAAAATTAGCAAACGGATAATATGAAATCAATAGATAATAAAAAAGTAAAAAATAATAAACTCAGATTAACTGAGCCTTGCGTTCTATTTAATGAAAATGTTAAAACCATGACAGTATACACTGTACATGCTGATGAAGTTGGTAGAATTGATTTAATTGCCGATAGAGTATATAACAATACAACATACTCTGAACAAATATTAAAATTCAATAACATTTCTAATCCATTTTCAATTAATGAAGGAGATGTTCTTAATATACCATATACTGATCTTCCATTTAAGAATTGGAAAACTATTAAACCACAAGATAAATCAGATAGCTCACATCCTATTAAAGATCAATTTATGGATAGTAAGAGATTAACTGTTAAAGATCAGAACAGAATTGAATATTTAAAACAAAAGGCATCACAAAAATTAAACGGATCTAAAGAAATACTTCCACCTAATATCCTTAAAGATGGAGAAAAGAATATGGATATAGAAGGAGGCACAATTACTATTTAATATGGCAGTACAGGGTAAAATTTTAACTAAATTAGAACCAACCATAGAACTTGATAAGCTTAAATTTAAATCTTATAAAGAGTCTGAGGGAGATAATCCTGGAGATAACAATACATCTCAAGAATTAGGTGTTGAGTTTCCTTTAATATTTGTTAATGGTTATAGGTTTAATAAACCAGACATTAAGCATTTTGACATATCTTTAGCGGAGTTTTCTCCGACAATAAACATAACTATAATAGATTCAGAATCCTTATTTTCAGCTGATTCATACCCAAGAGATGGTGATGTAATTAACGTAAGAATAGCTTCTAGAGCAAAAGACATATATAAGGATATTAGAATGGATTTTGATATTGTTGATGTGATATCACCTCCTAAATCTGCAGAAGCAAATAATATGGGAGGAGCTATTTATACGTTAAGTGGTAGGATGAAAATACCAGGATTATATGCAGAACAATGTAAATCATACGGAGTAGGAACTACATTAGATCATTTAGAAAAAATAACCACTGAACTTAAATTAGGTTTAGCTTCAAATGTAGATTTAACCGACGATTCAATGAATTTAATAACGCCGTATGAGCCAATTAAAGACACTATCGAGGATTTAGTAAAACACTCTTACGTCAATGAAGATTCATTTGTGACATGTTGTGTAGATCCTTATTATTATTTTAATTTCGTAGATTTAAATTCTATATTAAATGCAGATGAAGACTTTGAAGATGCTATTTCTTCTTTTGACGAAAATATAAATGACACATTAGGACCTGAAGCTACTAATGAAACTAATTTAATAGATAAATCCCCATTAGCAATAACATCTTTTTCAGGAGCAGCCGGCACTAATGTACATATTTCAAAATATGCAATACAAAACAATTCTGGGGAAATAGTAAAAAAGAACGGATATAAAAGAGTTCTTCAATTTTTTGAGAATGATTCTGAGGAAACTGGATTAGTAAACTTTGATGTTGAGCCTTTATCTTCTAATAATCTTAAAGACATACATGAGCCTCTTAAAGGACGTAGGGACGAGGAGAGATACAAACAAGAAATAAAATATAAGTATGTTGGCAGAAGACATAGTGATGCAGAAACATCGAATACACACTTAAATTACAACTTTGCAGGATTACATAATGTTCAAAATCTTCAAGAGCTTGATAAGGTTTTTTTAGAAGTTGAATTATCAACATGGAATCCTGCTATATATAGATATCAAAAATTGCCAGTTGCAATATACTCAGAAACTCCTGATAAAACTGCGGCCGATGCTGCTTTAAAGACCAAGAAAGAAGAATTAGGATTTGAGGCTAAAGAAAAAGAGGAAATAGCCGACGGTAGTAGAAATGAAAACGATGGTGTTGGGGTAATTGATGAATTCTTAAGTGGGTTTTATATTGTTGGAGAAATAAGTTATGTATATACAAGGAAAACAGGCAAAACTGTACAAAAGATGAAACTTCTCAGAAGAGAATGGCCAAGTCGCATAAATAATATACCTGAAAATATTTCAGAACCTGCACCTGAGCCAGCGCCTCAACCAGCGCCTCAACCGGCTCCTGAACCAACCCCAGAACCGGCACCAGAGCCTACACCGGAACCTACACCGGAACCTACGCCAGAGCCAACGCCACACTTATATGAAATCTTAATAACTGGTAATACGTTGCAAATAGTTGTATTTGACGCAAGTGGAGCTGAAGTATATAGAGGTGAACCTAGAATTAGTGTAAACCCAATACTAGATGAGGGTGGAGTTGTAAATGAAGCTAAAGCAGCTTTAGATCCATCGAAACAAGATCCTAACGTCCAAAACATGCGAAAAAAATAAGATAAATAGTTATATGTCAGACTTTAAGAGAATATCAGATTTTAAGAAAAGTAAGTTATCTAGATACCCGTATCAAGATCCAACATACTTGTCTTTTGTTATGCTTTTTGATTTTACAGATCAAATAAATTCACCACTATTATCTTTAAGTGCTGAAAATTATCTAGCTAAATTGGCTAATGCCGATTCAACTGAATCTGAGTTTTATAAAGAAAGATTAGAAAATTTACAAAATTTTAAAAAGGCTTTAAAAACTATCAATAATGAAATGCCATGGTACTGGCAAAGTCTTTCTGGTTTAGAAAGAACTCAACAGTATAATCCTGAAAATGCGTATATGGGAGGAGACGATGCAAGAATTGAAATTACAACATTAGAATCTTTAAATCTACCTGTAGCTGGATTAATGCATCTTTATAGAAAAGCTGTATTTGATGAAAGAAAATGGAGTTATATTCTTCCTAGCAATTTACGTAAATTTAGAATTTATATTTATGTAAGTGAAGTTAGAAAAATTAAAGATAATGCAAAGCCTAAAATCGGTGGTTTAAACAAAGATGCTCTTAGAGGGTTTCCAGATAATTTTAAACCAACTTTAAGTATAGAAGATAAAAATAAAGAAATATCTGGAGTTTCGGGTAGACCTTATTTTATGATATCATTAAAGGATTGTGAATTTGATATAAAAGAAGGTGTTGAGATATTTACAGATTTACAAAAATCTCCAGAAGCACCTGCAACTGGTAAAATTGCATTTAATTATGAAGTGTTATACAATGTAGAATCTAGAGTTTTAAATGGTATAATAACAAGTGAATTTGGTTCTGATAATTTAGCACCATCTCCTGATGGAGAAGGAGTTTCACCAAATACTGTTGGTGATTGGTTATTAGATAAAGCGAAAGAAAAAGGACAGGCGTTTGTCGATAGAGCAGTTGGTGATTTGAAAAACCAAGGTTTAGAAAAAATGCAAGAATTAAAAGCGGCTGCAAAGGACGCGACTATTGGTAGATTAGATAGAAGTATTAATAATATTTATAAAGAATTTATAACTGGTGTAGATAATGCAACTGGCGATATAACTAACAATATTAAAGAATCTATAGGCGAAAATATTCATGGATCTGCCGCAGGTGCAGATACTGTATTAGATGCTCTTACTACTGCGTCTAGAAACTCTTTAGGAAGCGTATACGATGAATAGCGAAGAACTTGAAAAAGATAATATTAGAGAAACTCACTGGTTAGGTGCAGTTGTCGATAACACAGATCCTAAAAATTTAGGTAGGTGTAGAATCAAGGTGTATGGTAAATTTGATAACTTGCCAGACGATGCTATTCCATGGGCAACTCCTATGAATAGGGATTTACCAGGTTCACATGCAACCCCTAGAGTTGGCGATATAGTTGCAGTTAGATTTGATAACGGAAACATATATCATCCAGAATATTGGTTTCACATTAATCAAAACAAAGAATTAAAAGAAGATATTTTAGAATCTTCATCAGCACCACAGGACGTTATCAGTTTAGTGTATGACGCTGAAAGAAACTTAAGAATATATCATTCACAAGACGACGGGTTAGTAATCACAAGAGGAAGTGGAGCTAAAGAAAGACCACTTATTCAAATAGACGAAGATGGTATGATAAAGATTTCAACAGATGAAAAGATATTCTTAGATTCTGGAAATATATTTTTATCAAATGAAGGAGAAGCTGGGGCTGACGAAAGCGAACCAGCTGTTAGAGGAGTATCTTTAGAAACTTGGTTAAATACTTTTTTAGATGATTATAAGGCACATACTCATCCAACTGGTGTAGGACCTTCTGGGCCTCCATTAGCGCCGACGCCTATTTTTATAAATCAAGCAAAGAACAATCATATTAACTATCAACAAAAAAATAAATAATTATGCCTGCACAGTGGCCTAAATTTATTAAAAACGTATCTGACAAAATGTCAGGTCAAGGGTATGATTCAGTTGAAGAGTGGGCTCTATTTTTATCTAATGAATATTTTAACGCTGTTAAAACTTCACAATCTCCCTATGGACAAACACATGTATCTGGTCAAAAACCTATTTTAGACACAGGGTTTGTAGCAGCCTTCAATAAAATATTTAACGAAGAAACTGTATCTTTTGAAGATAAATTTGAATTACCTAAATTTGCAGATTTTAACGAACCTACGGTAGTGCCTGATTATACTAATAATACAACTTGTGAAATAGAAGATTGTATTAATCAAAATAGAGATTTAGAAATAACATTTATTGATTATAGAGAAAATAGCAAACCTGAAAAAACACATACGTATGATAAATTTCAATTTTTCTCTTTGTTTGAATCTTTATGCCCTGATCCTTTTGTTGATGAAAAAGATTTTACTGGCGGAATTAATATTGAAGAATTAATAAGTGATCAATTAGAAAAAGATCAAGAGTTAATCGATGCAGGATCTCCTGATTTATTCGCGGTTTTAACTATATATGGTTTTAACGAATCTGGTAAATATAAATTTTTATATTCTATAAACGAAGAAGATCAACCTATAGAACGAGCAAATGATGGCGTATTTACGACTCGTATATCTTCTACGCCTGGAGATTATAAATATATTTTTAAAGAAGTATACGATGAAGATCTTAATTTAATTAAAGTAATTAATAAAGAAGTGACAATTACTATTTCAGAAAAAGGAGAACCTGTTATTGTAAACACACTAGAAGACGAGTCGGACCAGCAAGATACAACTCCAAAGATATTAGATATATTAAACACGGATTCTCTAGACCTTAGTAATAAGGATGTTAAGGATTATTTATTAAACTCTTTAACTGAGCGTGTTTTATTACAAAATGACGAAACTGAAAACTTTTATAAATGGGTTAAGCGCTTTAACAGCTTCAGTGGCGTTCATTATCCAGGGTGGGTACGAACTATATTAAAAGATTTAGAAGATAAAATAAAAGATTTAGCAGATGTTGTTAAAGATAAAGTTATAGCAGAAGCTCGCGCAAATGGAGATCTAAGAGTAGCAAGCCAATTCAGCAATATAATATACAATAGGTTTGATATACAAGAAATTATTGAAAACTCTAAAATAAATCAATACACATGGCAGGTTAGTGAGAAATTAGATATTGATTTACCTAAATGGCTTGATCCTACCGCAATCATCGCATTTACTTATGATAAAGTATACGATATGCCTTTTGCTGGAGGACAAACCACGGTTGTTGAAGGACTAAGAAAATCAGCTAAATTAGATAAATATGATGAAGAACAAGATAAATGGTTTGATAGAGTAACTGCTTGTGTAAGTAATAAAGATATAGATTTAGCAGAAGATCCTGCTGAAGAAGACGGATATGATGATTTAGCTAAATCTATTATAGACTATTGGAAAAGCACAACAATTCAGCCTTTGAAAGCAAGCCCACCTGTGCCGCCATGTAATACGCCGGCACCTCTAGGAGGAAAATATGTTCCTATTTATTATGGTAACCAAGCTGGATTAGCAAATAAATTAAGGAGAGCGTTTAACACTGGTAAAAAGTTTAAACTAAAAGGGATGCACAGACCTCCTTCAGTAGCAGTTGCAACTGCAGTCGCTGCTGCGTGTAGTATGCACTTATTAGAATTAAAATTCATATATTTAGGAGGAATTATAACACCAACTTCTCCTATACCTATGATCGGGTTTGTTCCCGTAGTGTTCTAGAAAAAACAAATATATAAAAAGAATTATTATTAACCACTTAAATTAAAAAAAATGTCACAAGACGTTAAACAAAAAAGAAAAAGACTTTCAGGAACAATGCAACCAGAAGTTGCTACTGAAAAAAAAGAAGATCGCGTTTTAGCTAATGCTAACGTACCGCCAGAAGAGTTTAATTGGGCTGAGCATGAAGCTGGATGTCCATCACAAACTAGAAAGGCAAACACGAATTTAAAAAACATTCCACATGGCTGGAAAGTTTTATGTAAGGATCCTTACGCACAAGATTTCTTAAACATTTTAATGGGCCACGAGGCAGAAACACCTAATCAACAAATGAGTATTGAGGCTGGTGAGATCTACACTGGTACTATTTATAGTGTAAATACTGAATGGGTATCTGTTGATATTGGGTATAGAGAAATGGTGTACGTAAATTACTTAAAAGAAGAAGCAAGTATTAGAGAATCTTTTATCGTAGGAAATGAAGTTAAGATTCAGGTTTTACAAATGGGAGGAGCTAGAGGATTTGTTTTAGGATCTATTTCAGCCGGAGTTAAGACTGCTGTTGCTGCTGAGATAATGGAATCTATTAAAGACGGAAACACTGCATATATTGGTAAAGTAGCTAATATGATACCAGGCGGAGGTTATATTGTAAATGTGCAAGGTATAGATTGTTTTATGCCAGGTTCTTTGGCTGGAATTAATAAACTTCCAGATTTTGAATCTATAGTAGGAACTGAGATGTATGTAGTACCTGTTAGTTTTTCAGAAAAGAGAGGAACTATTGTAGTATCTCATAGAGAATATTTAAAAGCCATGATTCCTTCTAAGATTTCAGACCTTAAAGAAAATCTTACACAAGATTTATCAGGTAATGTTACAGGATCTGCGAAATATGGAGTATTTGTTGAATTTAACGAGTGTTTAACTGGTATGATTCATGTTAATGATTTAACACCTGAATTATTAAAGGCCCACAAAGCTAGAGAGATACAACCTGGTGATGCAATCAATTTCAAAATAAAAGAAATTGTAAGTGAAACTAAAATCATTCTAACTCAATTAGATGCTAAACCTGTTGTTGATTTATGGGAAGGTATTGAAGATCGAATTAAAGCGCCTACCCAAGTTATTGGTAAAGTTAAAGCTGTTAAAGATTATGGAATCTTTGTAGACATTGAAAAAGGAGTTGCAGGTTTATTACATATTTCAGAACTTGAAGGTATTGATGTAGAAGATATCAAACCAGGTAACGATATTAATGTTAAGGTTACAAGAATAGATGCTTCGACAAGAAAAATCTTTTTAAAACTATAAAAAATTAATATTTTTTAAAAAAAAGCGGCATAAAATTTTTTTATGTCGTTTTTTTTGCTTATATTAGTATAGTAATTAAAAAACAAATAAAGATGCCTTACATCACAAAAGAACAAGTAAAATCAAAAAGAAAAGCACTTAAAGAAGCTCTTCCACAGTACAAATTATCTATTACAACTGAACATTATTCAGGTATTAAAGTTGCAATTATGTCAGGTCCTACTGATTTTGGAACTGAATATACCCAGCTAAACCAATATCATGACTATCGTGCTGAAACTTGGAATAGAAATACTGAAGAGTATGAAAGTAATCCATCAATTGCAGATGTTATGGATGTTATTATGCCAATTTTAAACGAAGGAAAGGGAGCATCAACTGAAGATGGTGATTATGGAATGATACCTGATTACTACACTTGGGTCCATATTGGTAAATGGGATAAACCTTACGTTATTAGTTAAATCCGGGTATTATGATAATATAATACGAATATATAAACTAACTTAAGTTTAGAATATATTCGCGGATGAAAACATTTAATGATTCAGAAATACTGAAAAACGCCTTAGTTGGTGTAGAATTTGAATTTTATTCAAATATTTCAATAGAGGAAACTGCTAAAGAACTTGCTGGGATTTTAAATAAAAAAATCAGAGTAGAGGAACAAGCACATAGTGACTTTGTTGTAACTTCTGATGAGTTTAAAATAGAACCAGACATGAGTGGTGGCGCCAAGTTAATGGAATTAGTAACCGGTGCAGTACCTTATTATTCTGCGAGGTTAATGATTATTAATGTGTGTTCGTGGATAGAAAAGAATGGATATACTAATGATAGATCTTCAATACATTTGAATATTTCTTTTGATAAAAATAAGATTGAAGATAAAAATAGAATATCTAAAATGAACGTTCTTAAGTTTATTTTAGATTTTAAAGAAAATCAAGTTTTTAAATTCTTTCCAGAAAGAAAAGATTCAGCATACGCAAAATCTATTAAATTTATTTTACCTAACAAAGATACTTATTTCTTTGACGGTAAAACAATTAATCAACAAAATTTTATTTACCCCGATTCTAAATACTATGGAATTAACTTTGAAAAAAGACATAGTAATTATTTAGAATTTAGATATATTGGTGGAGCCGATTGGGAAAAAAAGACATCAACTATATTACACATGTTAGATAGTTTTTTAGTTCAATTATGGAATTCAACAGAGTCTAAAAGATTTACAGATCTAAATGCACTAGAACTTAAAAAAATATTAGCAGATAATAAGAGAATTATAGATTCTAGAAGAAATTGGAGAGAAATTGAAAAAAATTGGAAACATATTCAATTCAGTGTTGATTTAAATAAAGAAGATAAAATAGTAGATATTTACTGGGCAAATATAAAAGAACAAGTTATGCGATTATTTACGCATGGTGCGATTTCAAAAGGCCATATAAATTATGATACTGATACCGGTAGGGTTCAAGTAAAAGATGGAAAGCTATCGTATTGCGTTGAATTAGATAATTATGATTTTATAAATTGCCATATTAGAGGAGAAGTTTCTCACTCTGATTTATTTCAATGTCAATTAGAAGGATCTGATGTTGATGAGTGTAATTTTTATGATAATTGTCAGATAAACTCTTCCAAAGTTAAAAATTCATATATACATAAAAGCTGTCATGCAAATGATGCGTATATATATGGAACAAATGGAATATTTAAAGGAAGTATGAAAGGCGGAATATTTAGAGAAGGTAAATACGATAAAAAAACAGCTAAATTCGATAACACTGAAAAAGTGTTGTATCAAGAAGTATAAAATAAAGTACATATAAAAATGAGTAATATATTTGTAGGAGACGATTCATGGTTAGCAGACCCTCAATTAGGGAGTGACTGTTTTAATGAATTTGTTAATGAACTAGCAGAAGAAGTTACAGGGTCTTGTATGATCCCTATGAATCTTCCAAAGAAAGAAGTTCAGAACATTGTAAAAAGAGCTAAAAAATGGTTTTATAAAAATTATGAGTATTCTGTAAAAGAATCTTTTGTAGTTTTACCAGTTGCTCTTTTTGATTCAGAATATTTTAAACAAAATAGAGCTATCACACTACCTGGAATGGATGACACTAGCAAAGGAAACGAAGTTTATTCAGTTTACGGTGTATTTGAAACAGGATCAAGATCGGGAATGACAAACGATATTAATTTCACGACCGGTGATTTTGCAATGGAAAGAATGATGGCTCAAGGATTATATGGTGGAGCTGGAACTGCAGCAGCAGCTGAAAATTTGCAAGCCTATGTTATTAATGAAAGTTTTTACGACTTAGCAAGACAAGTTTTAGAGAATCCAATTAGTTTTCAATATAACCAATTAACACATCAGTTAAAATTTATGGGAGATACTCCTAAAAAAGATGTTATATTAGAAGTATATGAAACTATTCCAGAGTGTAATCTTTTTAGTGATGAAGCATTCTTTAGATATTGCGCAGCAAAAATAAAGGTTTCGCTAGGACAAAAGCTTTCTATATTCGGATTTACATTACCTGGAAATATTCAAGTAAATGCTGATGTTATTCAAGGTTTAGGAGAAACTGAATTAGAAAATGTAATTGAAGAAATAAAAACAGATGAAGGTGCTGATTGGATGATGCATTCTTAGTGGTATATATAGATATATGGAGTTTTACGTAAAAGAAATAGGAGAACCAAATTTTAGCCCAGATAAGCTGCAGCAAGACGCTGAGCTTTCTATGTTAATGACTCAAATAGAAACAATACTTTTCACGAGAAAAGGAGATGTTCTAGGTGATTTAGAGTTTGGTGCAAGTTTAGAAGATTACGTATATGAATTAAGATATAATGATTTCCAGCTAAAGAAAGTAATTAATGAGCAAATAGCTCAATACGTACCTTTAGCTCAAAAATATAGTGTAGATATTCAAGTTGATTACGCAAAAGAAGTAGACAGACACGCAGTGTTTTTAGATATTACTATTGATTCGCGACTTCAATTAGGAGTATACATATAAAATTATAAAAAAAACAAATGGCTGAATTTAAATTTTTAAATACATCTAGAATTAAAGCTAATGAAATGATCTCAGATACGAGAACATACATTGCTCGTTTATATGGAAGAACGAGTGAGTTGTTTACGACTGCGTCTCCTTTCTCTCAAATTCTTGATGTTTTATCTGAAATAACTAAACTAATTTTCTTCTATATTGAAGACTCTACGGTTGAGCAAAATATTTTAACTGCACAAAATCCAGAATCAATTTATGGATTATCAAGGCTAGCAGGTCATGACGCTTTTAGAGGTGCAAGTGCGTATGGCGAAATAAAAATAAGACTAAACACATCAGCATCTACAGATATTGCAGGTGACGCATTAAATATTTCTAAAAACTCTACAATTAAATGTTCTTCAAATGGATTAGAATACATTTTAAAGACAAACGCTGATAAATTTAGAATTGAAAAAAGTAACTCAAACTATATATACATACCAGTTATTCAAGGTAAAGTTGAAAACCAAACAGTAACAGCTACTGGAGAAAAACTTCAATCTTTTAACATTATAATAAAAGGCATAACAGATCATCACTCAGTTAGAGTAAGCGTTAATAGTGAATTATGGACTAAATATGATTCTTTATATGACATGAAGGTTGGTACTAAAGGGTATTTAGTTAAAACTGGAATCAACGGAGGGTTAGATGTTTATTTTGGTAATGGTTCTTTTGGTTCAATTCCGCAAGAAGGAGCAAGTATTGATATAGAATACATTGTAACAGATGGTTCTGGAGGAAATCTCACAGGTTCTAAAGATTTAACTTTTAAATTTGTAACTGAAGGATTTGATTCTTTAGGAGAAGAACATGATTTAAACCAATTATTAGAATCTTCATTTACAGTAACTCCTAAAATGGGAGCAGACCCTGAGGATATCGCATTAACAAAGTTAATTGCACCTCTACAGTCTCATTCATTTATTTTAGCTACTCCAAATTCTTATGAGCATTTTCTTTCAAGATACGGAATGTTCTCTTATTTAGATGCATATAACACAACTGAAGACGGATATTTAGATGACGACAATGTGATTTATTTATTTATGTTACCAGATACAAAGAAAAAACTAACAAAGAATAAAGATTATTTTAATCTAGGGTTAGATGAGTTCTTTTTCTCAAGTGATGAAAAGAATGGAATATTAAATCTATTAGAAAAAAGCGGACAACAGATGGTTACTACTGAAGTTAAAATAGTAGAACCTAAAGTACAAAAATTTAGAATGGATGTTAAAGTAAGATATTTTGAAGGTTATAACAAAAAAACGTTATACTCTGAAATAAGATCTAAAATTAGCGAATATTTAATTAGCATAACAAGAAGAGACCGTTTACCTAAATCAGATATCATTGCAATTTTAGAATCAATTGAAGGTATTGATTCAGTTAACGTTAAATTTACTTCTCAAGTTGAAGAAGACGCAAGAAGAAATGGATTCTATACTTTAGAAAAAGTAACAGTAACTCCATCAACGCCGGTATTAGAAGATATTGGAAATGGTAAATCTAAATACGTTTTCTTTAAAAGAACTGTAACAACTCAGAGAGTTGATTTTGAACCTAATGCTGCATTACCAGAAGAAGTTATTAACTTAGATTCATTTGGTGATATTATTTTAGAATCTCAAGAAGTTGCATTGTTTAGAGGAGGTTGGCAAGATAGAGATGGTGTTGAAGTATTAGATGACGCTAAGCTTGGCGAAATGGCAGCACTATCTATTTACTTTGATGAACCTGCTGTAAAGAATACAATATTCGCACAGATACAGGCTAAAAATAGAAAAGCACTATAATGGCAAATTCACCTATTCAAAATTTATTTAAAAGTAGACAAAAGAGAAATTACGAAGTACGTAAATCTGCAGTAGATTCTAGAAAAAATTTAGGAAATGACTTCAGTGAAAATATTTTAAGAGGTTCTTTATCTGCATATATTATTAGAAATAATACGATGAATGATTTTATAGTATTAATTCAAAAGGCATTAACTGATTTAGTAAACGCAGTAACGTATTTAAAAGGATTTAAATCGTTTACAACAAAAAAAGATTACAAAAAATTTAGATAATGACATATAAAAATCTAAGATTTTACGATAACGATTCTAATGACCTTAATTTAATTTACAATGATGAATTAGATATATGGCAGGGTGTTGTATATTTACCATTAGTTTCTGCAGGGCTATATGAAACTCTAACGTTACACGTTTTAGAAAATGTAGAAGGACCTTTATTTGAAGATCTTTATGTAACTCCAATTGCAGAATCAATAGGAGATGTTGCATTTAAATTTAAATTTGAAAAAGACTATAATTCTAGCGAAGACGTTTTTCTATATAGCGCACAATCAGATAATGGAGAGCTTATAGTTAAAAAAGACTTATTTCAATCAGAACCTATTTTATCTTCAACAACATCTACTTCAACATCAGGAGATAAAAAAGTAGTCACTGCAAATTTACAAGCAAAGCCAATTACATGTCGAGTTGCTTTAAATTCAGAAGAAGAAGGATTTCATATAAAACCTTTAAGTATTGTTGAGGTTGTTGATGGAGTTGAAACTAGAGAAATAGCAAACATTAAAATATACGGTGAAGTTGAGGCTGAAGACGAAAGACTTAAGACTTTATTAACTAACATCGGAATGAATTTAGGTGATTTAGATTATTTTATATTTAGAGACTCAAACATTAGCGAGCAATCACCTGACCACATTCTACTAAACCAAAAGAGAAAAGAACTATTATTACAGGCTTCTTCTATTAAACCCTTTATAGGGACTTATAAAGCTCTTTTACGTGCTATTGATTTCTTCGGATATGATAAAATTACGTTAAAAGAATATTGGTTAAATATAAACGAACAGAGCGAGAATTTTGGAAAATTAAAAGCAGTAGCAGTTCCTAATCAGGAAGTTACAGGGTTTTTAGCTGACAAAAATAAAACAACGGATCTTCCTAACTCTAATCAGAAGAAAACATCTAGATTTTCTTTAGTATACAGATTAAACAACGCAACTGGAGAATTAGATCAATGGGATATTCCTAAGGTTAAAGAAGCTTTAGATTATTCTCCAGATGAAGTTTTAGTAAAATTATATGGTTTAAAAAATAAACTTCAAAAAGATTATTTACCATTACAGGCTAAGATAGTCGATATCACAGGAGAAGGAGATTACTTTTCTCAATTTAATCAAAACGTTTGGAATAACCAACATAATATTAAAGATCAAAACGCTGGAATTGAGTTTGTGCCTGAAAAAGTACCAGCTCTTAGAAATGTTTACATTGAAGATTTACGTAAAGTAGATTATAGACTTACAGGATTTAATCAAGACTTTAATAGTATACCGGCTTCAGATAAATTAGAAATATGCGAATCTATAGAAACTTTTTATAGAAATTATTATGATTTAAGCAAGGACACTTTTAATACTTTAGATGGAATCCCAATTGGAGCTCCAGTATCTTTTCATGTTGAAAGAGGATTAGAAGATTCATGGGATTTTGCTGAATTTACATGGGAAGACGCAACGGATACTGGTAATCATCTTTTAACTTGGGAAAACTGGTGGCATAGAGGAGTTTATGAAATTGAATGGCATTTACTAGGACCTAGAGGATATGATAAATCTTTTAGAGGACCTGTTTACGAATGGAATCATTTTCCAATGACTTTACCATACGCTGGTAAATATACTGTTGAAGCACATTTACATGATTTATACAATGTACGTTCTACTAGAATTCATAAAGAATGGATTGAAGTATTGAATAAAAATGTTGAAGTATATGGATTAACTCAAAGAGCTACTAAGAAATTAAATTGGAATGAGTATACATATCAATGGAATAAAACTGGAAGTAGTTGGGATTGGTCTAGAGAAAACCTAATGCCAGTATCAGATACTATAAGTACTCTTTATTTAACAATGGATAGAGCCAATTATATGTCAGACGATAAAGACAATGGAACTCCACATTCTACTGTTAGGAGATACATAGATCCTAATCAAGCAACTGGTTTTAACGAAACACCAGGACCATATCAATGGGGAGATTTGGAAACTCAAACATGGGAAGACGGTCCTGAAACTACTTGGAAAATGACAAGAATAGGATCAGATATAAATTCTTCATTTCAGATTAAGATAGCAAATTCAGATGGATATTCTCAAGGAACTGATTTAGTAATTGAGCAAACTGCTGGGTTTGGGACAATAAATACAGATTCATACGCAATTCAATCAACGTATCCATCTGACGCAGCTGATGTACTAGCATGGGAAGCAGTCGCTGACGAGTTAAACAATGTAGATCCTTTAATATATCCTATAATTTCTAAATTTAATTATAATGCTATCCTAGTAGACACTGATGGTAATTTAGTAACTGGGAATGGATCTTTAGGACAGGACGTTTGTCCTTATATATTAGCAGTTGGTAAAGAACCGGCACGAACTCATGATTTTAAAACAGTATCTTTTAGTAATCCAATCGGAGGACTTATAGATCAAAAAATTAACTTTACAAGTTACAACCCAGGGTTTGATGATACATATATAATCAACAACTTAGCTGAGCTAAATTTATTAAATCATGTCACATTTTCATATGATTTAACCAACATGCCAGGGGTCGTAAAATCAGAATGGAAATTGGTTAATAATACATTAAATATCGAGGATATATATTATAGTAATCAGAGATTAACTTATTTGTTAAAACATAAAGGATATTATACAATTAATTTAGATTTAACTGATTCAAATGGCAATAAAAATTCAATAACAAAAAATATTTTAAAAATAATTTAAAATGGCAAGTATCACAACAATTTTAGGAACAGACAGTTTAGCGTCTTCAAGAATCTTAATCAACGACAACTTTTCGTCTCTAGACGATAACTTAGATCAGGTTACAGGTTTATTGAACGTTCAAACTCAATCTTTAGCATTAACAGGATCTGTTAGCGCTTCAGAACTTAACTTAACTAACGGAGGATCTAACTTATTTGTAGTTAACACATCAAATATAACAGCGTCTTTACCAGTTACTTTAGAAAACACATTAATATTAGAAGGAGGATTAAGACACTCTGTTGCTGCAGTTTCTGCAGTACCAACAGCAGGTAACTATGAAAAATCTACGTATTTTTTAGATGCATCTGGATTAGCACAGCCTTTAGTATTTCCAGCAGGAGATGATGGACAAGAGGTTACTATTATAGCAGACGGATCAAATGTTCAATTAGATGTTAATAACATCGCTGGACCAACGGCTGCAACAATATTACCTAACGGTACTTTAACAATGAGATACTATAACGGATTATGGTATTTAATCTCTGATGTTAACTGTACTCTTACATTCTAATAAAAAATAATAAAAATTAAATGGCTACACCATTAATAAGAATACCGCAAGAACAGGGTGGTACTATGTATGCTTTTTCTAGCGCTGCTAGAGATCTTACTCGTGCTTATTATAACCCTGATGTTGTTTTTGAGTATTCAAAATTTGCGCTTTTAGATATTCCAGTTGTTGCTGAGCCATCACCTGGTAGTACTAATAATTATATTCAATTTAGTAATCTATTTGAAGGTGGACCTGTTGGTGGAAACTCATCAGCGCCAAACTATAGTGATACACTACCCGACGATAATGCCAATCGTCACTTTGCACAAACTTTTCAAAATTACGCGCTTAATTTAGAAAACTTTATATTAAATGATGATGATTTTGATAACACGCTATACTCTTCTGATTCTGAAAAAATATTTTTTAAATGGTTAAATCATTTAGGAGCTTTTAGAACAAGGCCAGCAACTTCACAAGAAGCATCTACAGGATATTCTAGAGTAGTTGAAGAAGATGATTCAGTTCAAAATGGATCTGAATATAGCCAAGTAGTTAAATATTTAGGAAATGTAGACGTAACAAATGATAAAAACTATCAAGGAGATACGTATAATGAAGTATTTGTAAACGTACCTTCTTACGTAGGATATACACCTAAAGTTTTATTTAAATCTAGTGATTACAACACTACAGCAACTTCTTACGAGATTTTAACTAACTCTATTAACGGTAGAAGTGGTCAAGCACATCCGGACGCAAATATTAATTTAGATCCTTTAGCAGATAGCTCAAACGGTTCTATTAATATAGACTCGAATTCAACATACAATTACGGGATTGAATGGAATTCTTCAGCATATTCTAAAATTGTAAGTGATAAAAAATTAAACAACCTTTTAGATTATTCTAAAAGAGGTGGAGATTTTAGATTTAATGCAATTCTAGTATATTATGATGTTTATTCTAAATCTAATTCTGGAAATAGATCAACAAACTTATACGGTGTTATTTTATTAGATAATTGGAAATATGATCCAGCAAATACAGGATGGTCTTTACCAGAATTAAGTAAATATAAACCAAACGAAGTAACTGGATTAAACGGTAATGCTTTCGCTTTAAAACTTAATGTTAAATTTAATTCATCATTAGACAATGTGGGTATTGAAAAAAATATTAATGATTACTCTACGTTTTCAATGGATATTTTCTTTGACTCAACGTCTGCTCTTGAAAACGCAGCAAAGGTATTGTCAGATTCAAATAATAAATTTAATGAGTTAGCCGATAAAGTTAATGGTTTAGAAAACTTATTTTTAACATCAGTACAACAAGAAAATTTAAATATAAGAGTTGACGAACTCGAGGTCGCTATTGAAAATGCTTCTTTAAATTTTGAAAATTCAGGTTCTGTTTTAGATTTAATATCTGCAACAAACATTAGAATAAACCAAATTATTAACGGAGAGATACCAACTGAAGTACAGTATAATACAGATGTTATAGTACCTGGTGATGGTATTGCAGTAGATAACTCAATAGAGAATAAAGTAAAAATACATAATAAAAATTATGGATACGTATTAAATGAAGTTTATAATTACGATATAAATACAAACGTAGTATTAGATGCGATTAATGCGGGTAATGAATATAATCCTGCTCTTGCAATTGATAAAGGTATATGGACAACTGTTAAGAAATACACAAACCTTGTAAGAATTTATTTAAACGACCAGGATGTATTCCAAAATGATCTAAATATATATTTAGATGACAGCGTTAATTCTTTTAAAGAAGGACAAGTTATTAAATTAGTATTTAGAAAAGGTTTTTATAAATTCCATAAACAAATTAACATATATACTGACGTAAATAACGGTTGGGTTTTAAAGAAAACAATCAATTCTTCAGATTTAATAAGTAGTAAACCATACGTTGAGCTTATTTGCGTAGACGAAACAAACAAGACATTTGAACTTGACATTATAAGATAATAAATATGAGTGCACAAAATTCAATATCTCAATTACTAGAACAGTTTCTAGAATTAAATACTAATTCTTTAGAAACTTTTAATCGTATTAATGAAGCGATTTCTACAGATAAACAAACAGTTACTGTTGATTTATATGATCCATCAAATGAGGGTAGTGTAAAATCAGTACAGATACCTGCATTTGGTTATTTGAAAAGAGAAATTGAAAGACTTAATAAAAACTTAGAGTCAATTACGAATGTTGATAAAGGAGGCGCAAATGTAAGATTAAAAGATGGTACATATAGAACATTATTTACATCTAAATTAAAAGGACCTTCGGCTCCTATTACATCATTAGCGGCACCAACTCAGTTTAATACAAAATCAAACGAATTTTTTGAAGACTTTTTAAATCCACTATTAACTATTAAATTAGATGTTAGTGGTCAAATTCCTGTAGAAACTGAAAGAGTTTATATAGAAAGATTTATTTTTGATGGGTCAGATCCTTTAACTTTAGAAAGATTTAAAGAAGTATATAAAGGAGAAAGCGAAATAAGTCATTCTAAACTAGAATCAGATATTGCAGAAAATAATCTAAAACACTACGTTGATTCAGAGGTTATTGAATTACCAGTAAGATCAGTTCAATATTTTGGTAAATTTGACGTAATTAAAATAACTAATGAACAGAGATCACAGCTTGTTGATGGTATAACTCAAACAAAAACTATTAAGTTATTCACAGTTGATAAGTTAAGTTACTCAGATGCTTCTAAATCACTTAAAGACACTGAGGTTTTAAAAGTAAATGACTCTTTAGTTGTTAACTCTGGAAAACTTAGAACAAGATATTTAATTAAATCAATAGATAATTCAACTTCTCAAATAGAACTAGAATTAATTGAAGGGTATGAGTCTATTAAAGTAGGCACTCAAATGTTAAGTGTATATAGAGATGTTGATTCAGATTTAGATATAGAAATAAACGTTGGTTTTGATGAAAGACAGATAGTTTTTATAAAACCAATAGACGCTTTATCAAACATACCATCGGATGATTATTCTCCAGGGGTTTCTTTTTATTCAAATGAATTAATTATTAACGGAGCAGACGGTAGAAAACAAACTTTATCTTCTTATTATAGAGAAGAGGTTGCAGACTTTGGTCAATTTATTAAATCGTTAAATGTTGATTATATTCCACCATCAAGCGTTGGTGTAATGCCAAAATCTCCTACGGTTTCTGCAGAAAATTTAAAAGTTGTACAAATTAATAAACACTTAACTAATAATACAACAACACAAAAGATTCAAAGATTAAAATCTGATAAAATAGCTGAAGAGCAAAATTTAAAGAATTTAAATGAATCTATTAAGCAAAAGAAAACTTTACTAAGTACTAAAAAGTTTAAGTCTACTGTAGAAAGAGATAAACAAAGAAATGAATTAAATTCTCAAATAGCTGTCAAAGCAGCATCTACTCAATTATATTCTTCTATTGTTTCTGAGATAAAAGCTTCTGCTGAATCTTCTGATTTGAATACAGTTAGCCCTAAATTTAGAGTTAGAGGTTTTTGGCCAGTTCCGGATCCTATTAAAATCGGAGAAGGACTTTCACAAGAAGTAGTTCAATTTAAAATAAGATATAGATACGTTTCAACTTCTGGTAAAACTAGTCAAGTTGAACAAATAGAATTTAATGACAGTAGTAGTCAAACTTCTAAAACAGCTGCTTTTTCAAACTGGGTAGAGGTTGACGGTCCTGTTAGAAAAAGAGAAAAAGGAGAAGACGGTAAATATAAATGGATTACTGAAAGTGAAGAAGACGCACAGGCGGTAAACTTTAACTCTATAGACGTTCCTATTAATTCAGGAGAATTTGTTGAGGTAATGGTTAAATCAGTTTCTGAAGCAGGTTTCCCTGCAAATCCAGTGACAAGCGATTGGTCAGATATTATAAAAGTAGAATTTCCTGAAGGAGAGCTTTCAACTGAATCTTTATCAGATTTAGTTTCTTCAAATAATTTAGATTCTGTAAAAGTAGATATTAATGATGATTTAACATCAGCCGGTGTATTTGAACACATTAGCGATAATTTTACAGCTGGAGATAAATATTTTGCACACTCTGCAAATGCTTTAGCTTCTGGGTTTTTAACGCAAGAACAATCGCCAATATCAATATACGATAAATTACTAGAATTACAGAACGAAATTACGAGATTAAGATCTCAAATAGAAGGTGCAATTGGAGAACTCACTGTTGAAATTATAGATGAAGATGGTAACGTTACTCCAGTTACAAATAATTCTAGAGTTAAATTATTCGCAGGATATTATACTGAAGAATTACCTGAAACTAATTACAAAGGGCATATTGTAACTAAAAACTTTAAAATTAAATTATCAAATAATCAAGGAGCAGATCTTGAATTAATCGCAAGAATACTAGGAGACACTTCTAAACCATCTTGGATTTCTTCAACAAATACTACATTTGGTCTTGGAAATGGATCAGTTGACACGGTAACAGCATCAGATTCTTATTATACAAACGAAGGTAAATATGATTTAGTACCTATCGTTTATCAGAATCTTGAACTTGAAGATTTAGTATATGATTACTTTAATGAAGGACCTGAACAATCAACTCAGTTAAGAGGACAATTCATATATTCAAGATTTAAAAATATTGCAAACGACAATACTTTTTATATAGATGATCAAGCAAATGATATACCAAATAATAAAAGTGGTTTTGATCTTTTTGAATATGGTGTACAAGAAACATACGGTATAACTGGAGTGACTGATGTTGGATCAAACGGATGTTATGATTTTTCTGGTGTAAACTGGGTACCAAATGCTACAGCTGGAAACAACACTATAGATTATATTTGGAATGGTATTTGTAGAACCTCTACATCAGATCCTATACTAAGTGATCCAATACCAATAGGATCAGTATATGGTTATGACGACGGTGTATTGGTACACGTAAATCACCCAGCTATTGTAGAAAATCCAGATTCTGATATTGTAGATTTACAGTCTAACGGATTCTTTAGTATTCCTAAAACAGCATCACTTAGAGCTAACGAAATTAATGGTAAAAAACAAATACCTTTAAAATTAACAGTAGATTCTGTAACAACGGATTCATCAAATCCATATAGAACATCTATTAAAACATCGTTTGAACCTAATGATCAATATTTATTAGGTGGAAAATCATGTGGATCTTTCTTATATCTTTCGCCTCTAGATAATAAATCACATGTTGTGAATGCTAATAATAAATCTGGTAAAAAGGTTATAAGTGCAAACGGAAACAATAGTGTAATAATAGATTTAGTTTTCCAATACAGAATGACTGATTATAATGGAGTTGGAGATACAGGTACTGGTAGAATTGCAGGAGCTATTGGAACAACATACGAAAATTTAACTTATTCTAAAAATATAGGTATTGATATATTAGATTCACAAGATAAAGATTTTAAATTTGATTTAGAGGTTTTTGCAAAATACAAAACAACTGGTAAAAATATAAATTCTATTAATTCTTCAATGTTATCTAACTTTATAAATACATCTGGAGCTTCCGGTGGAGGAATTGGAGGACAACAGTACATTCAAGAACTAAGGTAATTTTGTTTAATAATTATCTGGTTAGACTGCGGTTAAAATACAGATATATAATCTAACGAAAAAGAGTTCCCATAGATGGCTATAAAGTTTAATATTGAAAATAATGAATTAGATAATAATTCTTTTGCATTACTTAGAACTAATCCAAAGTTTACTAGTAACATTAAGTTAATAGTAGATTCTAGTGAGGATATATTTTTAAGCTCTTTTAAAGCAAACAATACACTTTCTAAAGTAAAATTCCAAAAATTTGAAATTAAAAAGAATGGAGAATATTCAAATGATGTTGCCCAATTTTTTAAAGGAGTACCTGTTAAAGAAAGGTTTGAAACATTAAGAAAAAATTCAGATATTACTCCATATTCAGAATATTCATATCAATATGAAAATCAATATAATTACGGAGCTAGTTTTAATTCAACAAAGCTATATGATGAGCAATATAAAATGTTTGCTCCAATATGGTTAGAGAGAAGAGTACCTAGAAAATTTGTAGTGTATAGGGTTTTAGACGTAGATTATAAAAATAAATACGAAGAAACAACTGAAGGGCAAAATAGCAGAATTTTAAACTTATTAAAAGATGCAACTATTATAAAGACGTTTGATCTAACTAGAAATAGTAATGTTGGACAATATTTATATAATCACGTATTTAGTAAAGCAATGCCAACGTCTTCATTAGATTTTAATTTTGGAGAACAAGGAGAAATATCATATAATGGTATTGATACTTCTAAAGGAGGTTTTGCTAGCAAGCTAGGTTTGATGAATTCTGAATATTTAAAAGAACAAACTCCAGAAATATACGCAAACGAATTAATAACATCTGGTTTTGAAAATAGTGAATTAATTTCAGCTAATTTAATCAACATGGAATTTATGTTTGATGACGTTAATGCTGAAGACTATGAAATATACAGATATTTTGGATTATACGTCGATGATATTGAAGAAGGTACTTTTAAGATAAATACAATATCTTCATCTAATACTATAAGTGTTGCACCAAAAAGCGTTGAGACGTCGTATGATTTACAAAACACTGAATTAATACCAGAAGATTTTTTACCAAATACAGACGATTTAAATAAGCCAACTTTAAATTATATAAAGTATAGTGATAAAGATTATATGCATATTAGAAATTTAAATTTTTCTAAAGATTTAAGAATTCCTATTTCTAAAAATTCGGATGATATCGATATAATAGAATATACTAAATCCGATAACAAAGTTAAAGCGATTGATAAATCTATTTCAAATAAAGGATTTATTAGCTTTAAAGTTACTGGTACACCTAATCACAATGATAGATTATTTATTGCAGATAAAACTGAAATTAAAATAGAAAATTATAGTTTATATGATTTTACTTTAATAGCAGATGAAAATTTAGATGCTGGTAAATCTGTTGATAACAGGTTCTCAACAAAAGGAGGAGTTCAATCAGTCGCTATTGCGATTGGTAGAGTAATAGATCAAAAATCTAAATTATTTAAAATTATAGTTGATAAAGATACAATAACTATAGAGGATTACGCTAACGGAGATAATAGAAAAAGACTAGTGTTCGGTATTTATAATCAAAATCTTAATCAGTTTGTAAGTGTTGTACATGGAGAATCTGGAGACGCAAATCTTTCAAATACTCTTGTAAACAATCCACCAATAGATACTGACTTTAATGATTGGAGTATGTTTACTCCAGTTGGAGGTTCTAAAAAAGGAGCAGCATTCTTTGTTGATAAATCAGAGTTAGGAGACGTTAAAGTTAATCAATATTTTAAATTTAGCAACTTAAATAAATATGTTAGAATTACTGCAATAGTAAACGACTATGGTGATTCTAATTTATATAGAGTTATATTAGAAAATAATATATCTATACCTAGCGACGGCGATATTCAATTATATGATAAATTTAGACCTAGTTTTGGAAAATTTAGTGCATACGATTTAAAAGATTTCGATTTCGATTTTTATAGTACTCAATATTCTGATTTAGGAGAACTTAAATATGAATTAAGCTCTGAAAAATTTAATAATCCTTTGATTCCTGTTTTAAAACAAGAAGAAATTGGAAATACGGAACAAAACTCTATTAGTATAAGATCAGAGTACGATAGACTTTCTGAAAATAAACTTAAAGAAACTTCTCTTTTAAGTAGAGTGGTTCCAACGTTTATGAAATTTAAACTGAAAGGAGCTACTAACGCTAGAAATAAACCATACTTATTAAATGCAAGTGAGGTTTTTGGTGCAGATAATTTATCTCCCAATATAAAAATAGAATCAGGAAGATCTATTGATAATTTAAATATGGAACATTTCCATATAAATAAAATACCTAAAGAATTTTTAGTAAACAACACATTAACAGGTTTAAACTCTTATTTAGATTTTAAAACGGATTTTGTCGGAATTAGTTTAGAAAAATTAAAATCAACATCTATTGATTATTTTAGTCTATATTTTAAATGGAATGGATATAAAGATTTATCAGATGTGTGGGTTGATGACAAATTTAAAAACTTATTTACTAAATTTAGAGATGGTTCTGGAGAATTAAATTCAAGCACTGTCTTTAGAGGGTTAAGATATTTATATAAAAATAGAAAAGAAACTGAAAAAACAGCGCCTACTGAATTTATTGAAACTTCTGAAGTTAATGACTTTAAATTTGGAGTTGTTTTAACATATAACAGTGACGATAACACTGATTCAAATAAGGTTAACTATAATGTTATAAAAAACGATACTTTTAAATTTATATGTGTATTTATAGAATTAAATATAGTTTCTAATGACGTTTCTCATATAACAAGAGACATACTTTATAATAAATCAGATATTACAAAAGGAGTTGATGTCAATGGAGTTCCAATACCAGTTGATTCAACTATACCATTTAATTTAGACTTAACTAGAACAGATTGGAATACTCCAGCAGAGAGCTATTCTGTGTTTTCTTCAATTTTTGATGAATTGAATGGTAATGCACAGTTTACTCAACACATAACAACAGATAGCGAAAACAATTATTCATGGATTTATTTTACCGCTAATAGTGGTGATTATTGTATGAAAGTACTTTCAGTTGTTAGTGACTCAGAAATTTTAGTAGATGGAATTCCTATTCCATTTATTAACGGAGCCCCTGAAGAAAACCCAAATGTACCTGTAATATCAGATGCTGAGATTGCGGCTTTACCTTCTAATACTGAATTCAAATATTGGAGAACTGGGGTTTCTGGTTGGAAAAACGTACTAGAAGAAATAGTTTCTTATAAATTTGCACAAAGATTTAATAAGTTTGGAGATATAACATATATTACGGTAAATAAAGATAATGTATCATATAATGATTTCGTTTTAGAAGTGCAAGATGGTGTAGAGTTTTTAAAACCTTCAATATTAACAAACTCGTCGGATGGAGACAGACCAAAATCATATCAACTTTTTTCCGGAGAAATAGGTAAAGTCATATCTGGTAGAGAAGATGGAGGATATTTTACAATTCTTAGAAGAATGAATGGTGGATATGATCCTCTATTTAAAGATTGTATTAGTTTTACAGATATTAATACAGAACAAAGTTTATTTATCCCTGAATTAGGAGAAACAACAATAGTACCCTTAGACGATAGGGCTAATTTAATTTATAATAAATTTAGATATTTAGGAGTAGCGTTTGCTTCTTATAAGAATGTAGACTCTTCTTATGGGTTTATTAACAATATGTATTTTCATAAAGTTAATGATGAGAATTTTAAAAATTTATTAAGATTATCTGAAACATCAGATAAATTACCATTATATCCTGTCATCGGAGAAATAGCAATTGATAAAAAAGATTTTAATGTATTTAAATCTAAATATGCGAGTGATTATTTTACAAAATCATTACCCGGTTTAAATAGAGAAAAAGCACATGGAACTTTAACACCAGTTGAATTAAAATCATTTATGGTCTCAACTATAATGAAAGTAAAAGATAATTATGATTTGACTAAGTTTTCTTCAATAGAAGAAACTAGTTTAGATGCATTAGATAGAATAAGATTTAATAAATTAGACACAGAATCTATCCACTGGTTTGAAAGCGAAGAAGATATTGTAGCAGATTTTTATTTGCCAAGATCAATATTTAGTGAATTACTTGAAGATGGTATATATTCTAAATTTAAAAAATATGTAGATGCTGAAAATTCTTTTGGAGATAAAAGTACTGTGAAGGATGATCTAGAAAAATATGTTTATAATAACATTGTTAATAGGTTTATTATTGAATCTATAGATGTTTATGGAATAGAAGGTAAAGATCTAGAAACATCATTTGTTTCAGTTAATCAAGTAGAAGAACTAAAAGAAAATAATTTTAAAATAGATACTGGCTTTGAAATACAAGGTTATCAAGAAGATGGTTTAAGTTTTAGACTAATATATAATAAAAGAATAGGCTATAAATATAATTT